GCTTGTTCTGACACCCGCATCTCCCCCTCTGACACCCCTTCATCTGTTGGTTCGACTGATTCTTCTGGGCTTCCTGCTTGCTCTGCTTGTTCTCCTGTGAGTTCGTAGTACGCCTCAGCAATTTGCTCCATATCCCCATTTTTAATACCCTCTTTTAAGATTTCTATAGCTTTTTGTAATTGACTAAAATTCATCCTAGCCCCTTCCGTAACGCTTCTTCTTTGATATTTCAACTAAGACATCTGCCTGTTTTCTCATGTCTCGTATTTTGTCTGTCAGCCAGACAACCCTTCCTTCGGCTACCAACTTTAAGTCCCATAGCTTCTGCGCAAAGTCATCACTTTGAACAACCGCATGTATTTTTTGTTCCCATTTCATATACTTGCTAAATTGGTCAGACTGAGAAGAGACTATTTTCCCTAACTGATGATCTGCCCATTTTAACTTGATAGAATGTCTGTTGAATACACCTTGAACATAATTGCAGTACTGATATAATACATACGCATGTCTCAGACATTCTTCGTGACTTAGCATTTTTATTCTTGCGGAAGTAAGATTGATAGCCTCTTCAGCTTCTGGATTTACCTTGCAAGAAATAACGCTTTCAAAGTTAATGTAATTTTCGATAGCGTCAATAAAATCATCTATCGAGTATTGACTTTTTCCACTGTTCATCTGTGTCACTATATTTTAATACTACAATCTCTATGTCGTTAATATCGCACCAGCGTATCTTGTCTTTGTCTCGGCCTTTTGATTTGTAAAAGCTAGCTTTTGTTTTGTGGAAATGCGAGACGTATTCGTAATGCTGTCGTCCATGAGCCTCAACAATAAGCCTGCGCTGCGGAATAAAAAAATCAGCGTAAAGGGTCGAGAGACGTGAAGGCTTGTTGGAACCGGGAAGTGAGACTTCTTCCAGAATTGTATCGTAGGGGAACAAGCTTTGCAAGACCCCTCTGGCTCGGAGATGCAGCGAGGAACGTTTCCTCGTGTCATCCTTGCGAACAGTGTGTTTTGATATGTTCCAATTCCTTGGTCTGCCATCAAATCCTATAGCTTTCACATCAGCATTTCCCTTATGGTGTTATCCAGCAGCTCAATCATCGACGGATTGGCCAGCATTAGGTCTTTAAGTTTTTTCTGCCCCTGTACTTTGAAGAACTTCTCAGTATTGCCTTCGTCCAAGCTATTTTGTTCAACAACCTCTGGAAGACTATCAATGTTCTCAACAGCAAAGTCACAAGTAAACCAAGATCCGCTTACATCTATAATGCTAAAATCAATGGCCTGTTGTATTAACTCTTGTAGCTTGTCTATTCCTTCTCCATACCTCAAATAACTTACCGCTTCTGCTCCGGGGAAACCGCTAAGAGGAGAGGTTACTACATTCCAGTGTATGACCTGACCCACTTGTCTTTCTTCAGCGGAAACCTTTTCTTTCCATCCTTGGATATATTTAATCTCTAATATGGTGTCTGCTTGATAATGTATCTTAACACCGCCATCAGAAACCTTGGTCTTTCTGCTCAGACCTCCGGTGTTAGCAATAAAGTGCGTGATCATTATTATGACCGCTCTTTGGTTACGTACTATCCCGCCCATCTTCTTAGTAAAGTCGGATAATATCTTCTGTAGTCCGGGCCTGTAATCTCCTCTGACTTCTTCATCTAAGTCTCTTTGGGCAATTAGAGAAGACACGGAGTCGAGTATGATAATTGCGCCGGGAGTCTCCATCACAATATCTTTAATGATACTAAGATACTTTTCAGCACTGAGAGGTTCTGCTGGAGACTCTATGACCTCAATCTTCTCAACATCCAGACCTCTTATCCCCTCAAGGTTGTTTCTATTAAGCCTTCCCTCTACATTGACATAATAAATTGGACGTGAGCCGTATTCTTCTTTTTGGCAGTTGGCGGCAAACTGCAAGGCGGTGGTTGTTTTGCCGGTCTTGGGGTCTCCGGTGACTTTGACCCAGCTTCCTTCTCTGATGCCACCCCCTAAAGCGTAGTCTAGAGCAGGACTCACAGGAATCACTTTCAGATCTTTAATCTCTTCAAAAACATCTGCCCCGCTTCTTATTACTTCGCCATACTTCTTCTTGATCTGTTTTTTAAGCGCTTCTCTGTCTTCTGTCATCATTATTCATCTCTCAGTTTAGATATTTGACTTTTCTTGCCGTATGGCCGCATTGGTTTTGATCTAGAAGTATCTTTATAATCAACCTCTTGTATCTCTCTTGCAGACTGCTCTTTAAATTTTTCTTGTTCTTGCTCTAGGAGTGCTGTCAGCCGTTTATTTCTCAGTGAGTAAATTTTTAAACCGGCTCTTGTTTTAAGAGCGTTTATAACAACCCTTTCGTCGTATTTTCTCAGAAGCTGATACGCTTTTGTTACTTGGCTTCGATACTTGTTTTTCCACTTAGTAGTATTCCAAAGCTTGTGTGCTGGCATTCCTTCATTAATGGATTCAGCTTCTCGCAGACACATCATTTCTGCTATATACTGCCCAGCGTTACAAGGTTGTCCGGTTGTCGTATGCTTATACTTTTTCAGCATCCAAAACACCCTTTTTGCAGATCAACATATCCCCAGCCGTATTCGGGTCTCTTATTTCAATTGTACTAGGTTCAATTTCAGGCAGGCTCCATCTTCTAACTTTAAGCTCTCCATTTTCAAGAATGCCTATGCTAAAGGATAGATATGTTGCATCGCCAAACATAAATCCGCCAGCGCCCTTGCAGAAGAAGTATCCATCAGCCTCGGCGTGCGCTTCTACTACGTTTGACCTATTTTTAATCTTCATAGATGTGATATGTAGATCGTTTTCTTCGCAGTAGGTTTTTAATCGTAGCCACGCGCTTGCTGGCTCCACATCTGGGCGATCATCGTCTTGATAAACGGTTTCGCCGTTAGAAAGAGTGACTACCCATATAGGGTTGCTGTCGCCATATTGATTAACGTAGGAGTCTAGTTCTTTTGCAACATATGTCATGCTAGTCCTCCTTGATGACATGAATAGAGTTTTTACTCAGTTCTTTTTGCTTGATCTTGTCTGTGGCTTCAGACGCTTCTGGCGTCATAACGGTAACGCCCTGTTCTTCTTTGCGGGCAAATAACTGTTTTACGGTATCCGCTTTTGGGTAGTGGTTCGTAGTAGTTATATGTTCCTTCTTTTTAACAGGGTTGTTTGTACGATATTTTTCTACAGAAGCTTTTGTGCGACCCAAGTCTCTTGCCAGATCTGAAGAATCCAAATTTGGATTATGCTCTATATAAAACTTCTCGACTTTTGTTAGTCTTCCTGTTTTTTTAGACATCAATATGTTTCCTTTCCGCATAAGCTAGCGAACTTGTACTTCTGGTGGTTAGGAAGTCTTTGTAGAAATCAAACACTTCTTTTGACACCTTTTTAAATTCAGCTTTTGATTTTTTATTTGTATCAATTCCGATAGGACTAAACATTTTGCCACGATAAAATCTGCAATAATAGCTAACGTTTCCGTCTTGGGTGGCGGTATAGGCGCAGGCTTTATCAATTGAGTCAGAGCTATTACCATCGTCACCGAAGTAATTTAATACTCTAGATGTGTTTTTAGTAAATTGGGTAACGTCTTCACGTTCAATTGTCATTTCTTAACCTTGCTCTTTTTGATGGAAACCAGTAATGTGCCATCTTCCAAATCTTCTACAGAATCAACATAGTCTCTCTCTTTGATGGGAGAGAATCTGTAGTCGCCTTCTACCGTATGAGTCCAGCTACAACCACCGCAGTCTTTTCTTACGCATTTGACTTTGACCTTGGTGGTTTTTTCTTCGTAACTAACCTTTAGTAAATTAAGCAAGGGACGGTCACAGTCAGCACATTTTATAACCGTGATGTCGATTTTGTCAAGTACCACTTCCTCGTTCGTAGGAGGTGTTTCGTTCTCAGCAAGCAAATCTGGGATGTTTTGGCGGGACGGGTCATCGCCGTGGTATTGGTAATCAACCATTATTTTTTACCTTTGAAGATGTAGTCTGATTTTTGTTTATCAGACATTTTGGATATATCTTTTTTGGTGGCATCTCCGCTTTTTTGCCACCACTCTTTTGGCTTCTTTGTCTTCTGATCGGCTTCTTGCTGTTGACCCCTTCTGTCACCCAATTCGTATCTACCCATTTTAGACGTGTTTCTTTCTGCCAAATGGCCGAGGGTGGTTGCCTCGCCCTTTACAAATGCCATCGGAGCTTGATTAATAACCTTTTTAATGTCTGGGCTACCGCAGCTTTCGCAGGGGGATGGTTCATCGTGAAATCCGTGCGCTTGTTCAAATTCACACCCGCACTCATTACACAGATAGTCATAGGTCGGCATCTGTGTTCTCCATAATAGGTTTTTCGTAGAGTATAGTTTTCATTTTGATATCTTCCATATCATAATAGCGAACTGGGTTCAAATCCCCTTTTAAAAGCATCCATAAAACAAATATTTGGACAACGCACATGGCTATCATACATATCCAAGCCCACTGTCTCTTGTAATTATACATCACGGTTAAGATTCCTAGAACTATAACTGTTCCAGCAACCTTCAGACCCATGAAAGGAGCAACGTCACCGCTTGATACTTTTAATATAAACTTCCCTAAAGGGTTTAATTCTATTTGATAAAGCTGCTCTTGATTTATTATAGACCAATACACATCTGTTGCGGCTACTAACCCCACAAAAACCCATAGCATAGCGTACAGCGCATTTTTTGTCATTGGTCTAAGTGGTGTAGAATTCTGGCAACAGTATCGTTTCTTACTATGTCTTCGTTCCCCAAGCTGACAAGACCGACATTTTCAACATCTTCTAGCTTGTCAAAACATTTATCTAAAGCACCTTGTGCGTAAGGAGGCAGATCGCTTTGTTCTACATCGCCATTGATAACAGCTTTTGAACCCCATCCGAGTCTGGTCATAAACATCTTTACCTGTTCAAACGTAGCGTTCTGGGCTTCATCCAATATAATGAAGGAGTGATGGAAGTTTCTTCCTCGCATATACTCAAGTGGGCATACTTCAATCGTATTGGACGATCTAAAGGTATTTACACTCTCTTTGCCTAAGTAGGCTGTCATCTCTTCTAGCACAGGAACTAAATAGGGGTGTATTTTTTCGGAGAATGTTCCCGGCAAGAAGCCCAACCCTCTTCCAGACTCAATCACAGGTCTTGTAATTACTATCTTTTCGACCTTCTTGTCTAGGAGGTGTTGGCAAGCAAGGCCAACAGACACTGCTGTTTTGCCAGTACCCGCTGGGCCATCGCAGAAAGTTATATCATTTTTTAGTACACATTTGATATACTCATCCTGACCTTGTGTTTTGGGTTTTAATTCTCTTCGCTTGAAGTTTCTATGTGGTTTCTTTTTGTTATGTCTTGCCATATTTTATTTACCTGAAGAACCAAACCCTCCGTCGCCTCTTGAAGTGTCGTCTAGATTGGACACTTCCGCTATACGAACCAAAGGTACTGGTTGAATTAACATCTGGGCAATTCTGTCTCCTTTAGAGACTTCTACAGGAGACTCTGAAGAGTTGTATAAGCAAACCATGACTTCTCCTCGGTATCCAGCGTCCACCACTCCAGCGAACACATCAATACCCTGCTTGACGGCCATTCCAGACCTTGGCCATATTAATCCTGAAAAACCATCGGGGATAGCCATGGATATTCCAGTCTTTATTACTTCTCTGGAGTTTGGCTGGATGGTTGCATCTGATACCGAATAGAGATCAAATCCAGCATCGCCTCGGTTTGCCTTGGTTGGAACTGTAGCTTCGGGGTCAAGTTTTTTAACTTCTAGTCGAATATAGTTATAGATTGAACCAAAGCCTTTGTCATTCATTGGGTGGTGTCCTACTTTCATTCCTTAAGATCCTTATAGCTTATACAAGCTCGCATTTTCCTCCAGAACAAGCCCATTCCTGTTCCGGCTTAACATTATCCTCTTCTTCTATCACTTGTGTATAATCGACGGTCTGGTATTCTCTTTGAAGGTCAACCCACTCCTTCCAGTTATAAACATCTTTCATGCAGTAGGTTAGTTTCTTAAGATCTCCTTCAAAGTATTTATCTGCAAACTTTTTGCATCTGGCCACCCAATCCTTTTTTGAATCACCTTTGGGTTTAGAACCAAATCCAAGCAAGGCATCACAAGCCGCCCAGAGATTATCTTCCCATAGATTGAGAGCTACTTCGATTAAGCCACTAACAAACAAAGAGGCGTCACCGTAATGCCTCACCTGCTCTGTTGGAAGGTAGATGGCGGTAAATGGAGCTTGGGGATAGTCTTTGTCTCCCGTGATAGGAAGAAGCGATATACCACAAAAGTACTTGCGGTTTTTGTAAATGAACTTCTCTACGTCTTCCCACTCATCAGGCTTAACGTTGATAGTATTTGAAACATTGTGAACCAAGAAAGGCTGTACACACAATGACTTATTTGTTCCGGGTATAACCCAATTCTGCTGAGTGCTTTTTACATAACTTAATAGATCTAACGCTCCAATTTGATTTCTGGTCTTTGAACCTGCCGGAACCTCAACGCAAAAAGATATTACATCATCAGAGTCATTTGCAGACCAAACTGATTCTTCGCAAGCTCTGGGGTTTATCTCTTGAAAATAGTTGTATATAGGCTCAAGCTTATTCGCTTGAATACGCCGTATGTAACGTTTAGCATGATGTGGATGAATACCAGAGGAAGTACCAAGAACACAACTGCTAGTACCTTCAGGCTTAATACAAGTAGTTCTAGCGGCTTGATTGGTTCCGATGAGCTTGGCAAACCGTTTGTTTTCATCTTTAATTACCTTAGCCCCCTTCTTTTGTATTTGAGGATCAAGGCATATTTCATGCTGCTCCATTATACCGGTCATAGAAACGCCTAGCAGTGCCTCTCTCTTAATAATCCTTTCCGTCACTTCTCCTAAATAAGGGAATTCAGAAAAGCCTGCCTGTAAGGTTCCTACGATTGAGGCGGCTTTACAGGCTTCGTAAAAGTCTTCTTCTGTCTTTACTTTGGCGCAGTTGATTGTGCTTAAATTACAGGCTTGCCATCCTGTTTTGCCGGTCTCTTCGTCTACTGGATACAAACCAATTTCTACACAGGGGTTGACTATTAATTCTGTAGAATCAGACCATACAAATCCCGGCTCTCCGAATTCTTTTACAGACTGCATAAGCATTCCGAATTGTTCGGGAGTGGTTTCATCTCTTAGGAGAAGAGCAGAGTTGTTAGAGCGGCCACGTTGAGGATTGTCATGAAACCAATTGCCAGTCTTGGCCATTGCCATTTCTGTATCATCTGGTGAAAAAAGACAGATCGTAGCACTTCGACGCACACCGCCAGAGATAACAGCGTCAGCAGAGTGCATAACAATGTCATAAGCTTGAATGGAAGAGAGTTTTCTTACCCCCTTAGAGGCAAACTCCATGTCTTTTAAAGCCCTATCTAAAACTCTTCTAATGTTAGACAAAGCCTTCTTGAGGGGTTCTGGCCCCGGAGCCTTGCCTGCGCTAGAGCTTAGATAAGATCCTGCTGGTCTAATTTCAGAATAATCAAAGGTCACATTTTTTCCAGTGTATTCTGGAAACAGTTCATCTTGATCAAAGTAGCTAGATACAAGAACACCAACGGCATCAGACCAGCCTTCTATACTGTCGGGAACTACAAACTTTTTAGTCCCACTTTTATTTCTTACTAGAGATGGGAGTTTTTCTACGTGATGTTTTTGTACAGAAAACCCTGTTCCGCAACCACATAACAAAAGATACATGCACTCTTGAAAGAATCTCAGTCTATCAATATAGGAGGCGATACAGTTGTACATTCGGGCGTTGTGTTTGAAGATTGGCTTACCGCCGAACTGGAGGGCGCGTTGTGATCCAAGAATCCTCTTCTTGTACATCATGTCGTAAGCCCAAGCAATATCCCCGTTAACTTCAGGATACTTTTCGTACATCATGTTCATGACACGATCTACTGACTCTCTCCAAGTTTCTCGTCTTTTCTTTTCTGGAATCCATCTAGCGTATTTAGCGACAAAAGTGTAATCCTGAAGTTCCGATGTTGACATATTCTATAATTCCATTACATCCTTGCTATATAAAAAAAGACCCGTAGAGAATCTACGAGTCTTGCTAAACTCGTGAACGGCACATTTAAAAACCAGACAGGTGTGTTAAGGGTTGTTGATACATAGTTAGTGTTTACGGTTATAAAGTTAAACTTGCTGTCTGGCTGCTTATTGCTTGTTGAGGTGGTGCCGTTCTGACTCATGAAAGCGAAGTCTATTTATGCCCCAACAACCTATTATACACTGATTGTGTATTGGCGACTAAATGTTTTTTTTGCCTCCTACAATCTTGTTCAAGTAAGACAGGTCTGGCGGAAAATATCCTATCTTGAGACCATTTTCTAAAAGATGGTAGTACACAGTTTCATCTTCTTTTGAATGACTATGGGCTTTTTGATGATGCGGAATGTACCAAGTCCTAATATTATTTTGCCAAAGTAACTTGGCGCATCTGTGACAGGGGACATGGGTTATGTATGCTTCGGCTTTGTCGGGCTTGACCAGCATGTTGCTAACAGCGTTTTCTTCTGCATGAACCATAAAAGGATATTTCTTGGGTCTTACAGTGGGTAGCCTTTCGTCATCCACGTCAGAACAGAAGCCATTGTAACCCATTGAGATGACTTTTTTGTCTTTAACGATGACACAGCCAACTTGAGTTTGTGTGTCGTGACTTCTTGTAGAAGCTATATATGCAAGACCAATAAAGTAATCATGCCACGTTGGACGCTTCATTTTTTCTTTTGCTTCTTAAACGTCTTTCTCTTTTGAGTTTTTTCTTATCTCTCTTGCTTTTTCTTCTGACGGTTTTTCCCATTGCTCGCTCTGAAGTCAGGATGAACCCAAGTCCAGCGAGATTTAACAGAGTACGCAATCATTTTACGACACCCGTCAATTTCTGGCAAGACGAAGGCGTGATTTTCTGGAGAAACTTCTAGGCGTTCTCCTCCGGCCTCTTTAATAGCTTCCATGTTTAGTTCCATTAAAGAACCTCCAGTCCGTGAATAGCATGTCTTATGTCATTCTCTAGAACAATTTCTTTTACAAATTTAGCTTGATACACATCATACACCAAAAGTCTAGCCGGTGAAGACCCTATTATAAGCTTATGTTCAGATACTGCAAGACCACGATTCCAATTATTACAGGCAATATCGTCAATAATAAATTTAGCCTCTTTTGCTCTCGGAATAGGATGAGACACGAATTCAATTTTATTGTCTATACCTATCGGTCTTGAGGGATAGGCAATACCAAGACTACTGTACGTGGTAAGGTTTGCTACAACGATACTATCTAGCTTGTAAAAATTATGTACAAAGCTTTTTGAATTGTTGCGGCCAAAAGACGGTATGTCGTGAGCCTTTTCCATTGTCTCAAAATCATATAACGGAGTAATCAGGCCAGAAAACGTAAGCCTTCCATTGCTAACAAAAATTGAGTTAATATGAAAATTGTCATCTTCTGTTTTTTCTTCGCAGGTTATTTGCTTCTTGTCTGTTAAGACTTTGTAGTCATCTACATTTTCACCAATAATCTGCCAAAACCCTTTTAGGTTAAAATCTAGATCGTATTTAGCTATAGCATCGTAAGCTGTAGAAGTGGCCCATATATGATTGTCGTGAACGACTATTTCGTGAACGCTCTTGAGATGATCTCTGTCTTGAAAAGTTCTTTTTATTTCGTAAGTATTTCTGTCTAGCTCCGTAAAGCCAGCAGAGTCAGAAACGATAATGCGATCATCAAGAACAGCAATGCCACGCAGACCTCTTTCTCCTCCACGTTCATTATCATTGACGAAATCTTTTTCATAAGGCGCATAATGAAGAATCTCTCCTGAGTCTATATCCACAACATAAAGACCGCCATGAACATCACCCTGTTTCGCAGCCCTTATAACAGTGGTGCAAATTACTTTCATTATTTCCAGTCCTTTTCTGGCTGCTCCAAGTCTTTGTCTTTTTTATAATTGACCAAAAGCTCTTCGCCCTGCTTAATATCTCTTATTGATACAAGTCTTTTAAACTCTTCGTCTGTATCAATTCTACAATTCTCTTCTTCTGAATGATTGTATTTACTGTTTGGTACTATATTTACCCAGCCCAGCCACGACATTATGTGTGTTCTGTGTATGACTGTTTCGGCGGATATATCCTTGGTAGCAAATAATCCCTTTCCGTGAATCAGGCTGTCTTTCTGTTCCACCGAAGAAGGCAATTGACCCCTCACGTTGTTTTTTATCTGAACTCTAACCATCTGAAAACCTCACTATAAAATCTTCATAAGGTTTTGATATTGCGCTAAAGTCAAAAAAACTATAATCAATCAGCTTTCCTTCAAGATATCTTACATTGATTGTGTCATCGCTTATGCCAAGACCGTTGTCTTCTTCATCGCTTATCTTGAAAAGGGAATTTCGTATAACAACACTATATTCTAAACATGCCATGCTTGAGGGTACTTTACCTTCAAACTTTCCAGAATGAAGAGTATTCTGAACCTGTTCCTCGAATGTCTCTTCCGACTCTATATCAAGACCAAAAAGCACGTTATAAAGAACGTTCTTGTAAAAGATATGACCGTTGGTGGAAAAGGGGATTGCAAAATTTGTGTATGTCTTTACGGCTGTTGCGTCCCACACAAGAAATGTGTCGTCTACGAACTCCCCTTCTTTGGGTATGTCAGCAAAGTAAGAAGATCTTTCGTATGGATTTTGTATTACAGTGTTGTTGCCTAACCTGAGACTGAGTGCGGCAAGACTATGTGTTTCAAACAAGTCTTTTATCTTTGAGTAGGCGCATGGTCTCCCGAATAGTATATTCTCATCGTTGAATAGGCAGATGAGGTCGTTATTGTCGTAGGATGCCTGTATTATATTGTCTACAAGGTTTGTTCCTCTTTTTTTCCACCATCTTATTGGAAAGTTAACACCTCGCTTATTTTTAGCGTAGAAAAAATCCTGAACTTTTTCATATCCTAATCTTATATTTTCGTTTGTGTATTCGTATACCACAGTAACGCAAAACAAATTGCCAGCATTTTTTTCTAGGCTCTCTAGTAATAGATGAAGCTGCGCAGGTTTATCCTTCGATATTACTATCGTCGTGATCATCTAGCGTAACCTCGTCGTGGAGGCAACTGACTGTTGGAATAAGTTTTAATCTCCGGTAAATTTTCTATAGACCATTTTGCCATTTCCGAAATGCCTTCTTCGATATTAATTTTTGGCTCAAACCCAAATTCTTCTTTTGCTTTCTTAGTGTCTAGCCGTCTTTTGATTGGCCCAGATATAGGCTCTTCTTTCCATCGTATGGTTCCAGAATATCCCATGTATTTACAGCACATCTCTACGGCATTATGTATTGTCGTGGAAGCTCCAGCACCTACATTGATTGGCACAGAAGTGTGGCAGTCTTCCATTGACATCCTTACCGCTCTAGCAGCATCTTTAACAAATAAAAACTCCCTTTCGGCATTAGGTATTCCGGCGAGATCAAGAGTGGGTATATTTTTCTCTATGCAATGTTTTATTTTTGCCATAAGGCTCGGCAGGAATTTTAATGCATTCGGATGAAAATGGTCACTAGGGCCGTATATGTCGGGCATTATTAGATTTACAGTATTGAAATCCCGAAATTGTTGACTGTAAGAATGAGAGAGATGTAAGAAAGTTCTTTTTGCAATAGCATAAGAACCAATATCTGAAGCTGGGTAGCCATTCCAGAGGTCATCCTCCTTCATGGGTATGGGGCATGAATATGGATAACAGTTATAGTCCGAAACAGTGATGAACTTTTTAACATCGAACTGCCTAGCTTCTTCTATAACCTTGAGTCCCATGTTTAAGTTTTCAAACATGACACCGCCGGGATATTTCACTGAACGATGGCCATTAATTTCCGCCAGATGGATTACTACATCAGGCTTTATATCGTCGAAAAGCCAGCCCACATGAGCGGATTCTCCAAGATCATAACCATCCTTATCGCCGCCATACTGGTAAACATCATGGTAGTCGTTCTTTACTAGATCTAAAAAAACAAACCTACCGAGAAACCCATAGCCGCCAGTAATTAATATGCGGTCTTCTTTTGTTATTTCCATTTAGAAGTCTTCTAAAAACTTCACCAAATCTTCGGGACTCATATTGTTAGCCTGCTTCTTAACCTCACGATCCTCGTCCATGATAACGACAGTGGGATACCTGCCGACCTTGAATTGGTCAACAAGAGGTCTATTTTGAGGCGTGGATAGATCGACAAAGGCTGGCTTCCCGTTATGGTAAAAGCTCACGGCCTTTTGGACATCATCATCTACCCAAGTTTCTTCCCTCATTCTTTTACAATGAGGACACCACTCAGTAACGAATACAACTACTTGGTGTTTACTTTTTTTCTGTTTGGCTGTCATTTGGCATCTTTGGAAATAAAACTGGAAACTTTTTACTGTCTTCTGTGATACTCTTTTTATCTTCAGAGTCCTCCTTCGAGGAGCCTCCTTCGATGGGGAGTTTGATAATATCTTTTAGAGAGGGGGTTTCTGCATTTTGATCAATTGCCCATAGAATGTCATTCTCTTTAGCCCACTCTCTCATTCGTCTAACGGGTACAATCAGGTTAAAAGTTTCGCCAGCCCCTCTTACAAGCATACCAACGTATTTGCTTTTGTCTTCCCCGGATCTTTCTGTAAGAAAAATTCCTCCACCAGAACTGCCGGGAAAAGCGGTAACTGTTGTCTGATCAAAGATAACTCCATCACCACTTCCAAGATTAAGAACTCTACCGACTTGAGACATTATGCCCCGTGTCATGGAGTTCGATCCTTGTTGACCAAGCAGACTACCTACGTGATACAGTTCTGTGCCGATAGGAACAGGCTTGTTTTCATTTATATGAAATTCAATTGTTTTATCAATGAAGCCCTGTTTTCTTATCATTAGAAGGGCTAGATCTTCGCCGTTATCTGCATCGCTATATTTGATAACTTTGGCGTCCATTTTTAGTTCACCTACACGTCTGCCATTTTCCACCAATTCTTTTACAACCTGAGCATCTCTAAACTCAACAACCTGTTTAGGTTTGCCGCCTTCAATGATGGTTCTTACTGATCGCAGGTTGTCTATTACATGACCAGCAGTCCATACAAAGTTAACTTTTTCTTTTTGGTTTTCTCCAACGATTACTTCTCTGGTGATAATTACACCTGAGCCTTCACCACTTCCCGACTTAACAGTTACGGAAACATCTTGGAGTTTCTGGTATAGAGCGTTGTCTTGACCTAGAGAGGTCGAGCAAAAAATCAGACACAGCAGAACTGATACATAGGCTTTTTTCAACATCGGTTATTCCTTTACCTGTAAAATGAACTATACTCATAATACAGCAACCGATGCTATTTTTCAATAAATAATTAGCCAGAATCTCTACTCCATTAAAGATTCTGGCTAATGTCAGTTATCGTCGTATACTAGAGAGTATTACTCACCAGCATTATCGACAGGAATTGTAGTCTCTCTGAGGCTATCACCAACTATCCAAGCTCCTACGAGCATTGTTACACTAGTGACCGTATCGGGATTGACAGTACCTTCGCCAAAAAATGTGTCAGCGAGGATAACAACCATTCCGGCAATACCAGCCCAGAAACGACGTGACGCGACAAGCGCTTTTAACTTGGCCATGATTCTTCTCCATTAAAAAATTAAAAAGCCGAATTTAAAATAAACCTTTAACCTTGTCTAGTATTCCGCCCAAACCTAGACCTCCGTTTGATATAACAAGATAAGCAATGAGTCCAATACCAATAAGAAATACAAGCCATTTTCTTTTTTTAGCTACAGCATACGCCTTTGCAGTAACTTCTTTAATTTTTTCTAGCCTGTAGCTTCTTCTATTTTCAACCTTTTCTTTTCTGCCTTCTTTTCTTTGCTGTATCTTCTTACGCCTTTCTTCTCTTCTGTTTGATTCTTCTTTGTTAGCTTTAGCTATTTCTAGTATTCTATTCATTAAATAGTCCTTATATTACGCCAGACCCCGGCATTAAACCAGATCCCGGTAGAAGGGTTGGGATATTATCATCAACCGATGGCTGTTTTTTCCACCCATTCATCAAAACCCTAAGAGCGTTCTTCCCTAAAAACTTCTCTATAATGTCATCTGAATAGCCTAGCCCCTGAAGGTAATAGGTTATTCTGGGGAGTTCTGATATATCAACAATTTCATCTGGCGGATCTGTAAACCCATCAAAGTCGGTGCCGATAGCTATGGTATCTGTTCCACACACTTTGATTATATGATTAATGGTTTGTTCAATGTATTTAAGACCTAAGCCACTGTCAACCGGTGAAATCCAATAGTTCATGAATATAACACCCACGGCACATCCGTGATCTGCCATCCATTTAAGCTCCCAGTCTTGTAGGTTATAGGAAAGCCTGTTTACTTCAAAGGCTCCATTGTGACTGGCAATTAAGCATTCTTTGGCTCCGGCTGCGTCAACTAAATCATAAACTTGTTTTCTTTCTTTTAGTGTACAGTGAGACACGTCAATTAACATGCCTAAATCAAGCATTTTTTCGACAACTTCAATGCCTAAATCTGTTAAACCTTTTGTTTCATCCCATCGTCCTAACGCTTCTCTCCAATTTAAGTGTTTGGCACCGTATTCTGGGTAGGGAAATACGGGGTTTGCCACCATGTTAGGATAAAAATGTGCTAACGTTAGATATGCTACACCCCTGTCAGAAAAGTGTTGTAGGTTGCTTAGTATTTCTTCTCTAACGTCTTCTGGATTGGATAATATATCAAGGTCTGTAGTTCTGCCAGATTCATGTCCCTGTAAGCTGTGTGCGCCCTCGATTGCATGAACCACACACATGTCGCCAGCGGCAATTCCAGCCCTGAGTTCTTCGCTATTCATGGCCAGCGTTGCCTTACGTGCGCTGTCATCCTTTGTATTGTTATAGTTTGCAATCTGATTTTCCATTTCGTCCAACATTATGTTGGTTGCGTCAAAATAGGTGGGGTCAATAATTTTTTTACGAACACCACGAAAGAACCAGAGAAGCTTTTTGATTAAGGATATGTCATCTATCCAGCCCTGCTCCAAGATATAAGCAGTTGACAACAAAACATCTACGCCACCCTGCTCCATTTTAGGGAATGTTACTCTCCTGCTAAACGGCCAAAACTTTTCTTTAAAGAGATCCATGATGAATCTAGTTTTGGTTTCACTTAAATCCCTTTGGAACAGATGGGATTTCAAAGAAGAGTGCGTGTGTAAGTCTACAACTGTTGAATTAAAGTGAAGGTCATCTTTCAACTGTAGGCTCCTTATGGGAAATGTTTTTGCGTAACAATATATTATATATAGATTTACAGATAAATCAATGCCCACTGAAGCCCCCAATCGGGGGCTTCGTAGGGCAAGAGATTACTTAGCCAAAATGTTTGGCCACCAACCCTGCATTACTCCTAAAAAGTAAATAGCAGGAGCCATCATCCCGATGAACAACAAGGGCTTTTCCCTAGCCGTTACGAGTGGATGGGTGACAGCATAGATCAGGTTTCTGATCGGTCTTCTTTTTTCGGACATATTAGTCCCCTTTCAAAATAAAAAACAACGTAGCTCCTAAGTTAATCGTCCTCGTCGCCTTCATTCAAACTATTTGCTGTTACTTCTTTTTGCCATAAAGTCTTTGAATTCTAGGAATGTCATCCTTTTCTTGTGGCGTCCAAATATCATTACTGTAGTAAGGATACATTAGAGCGCTGTTGTATTTAGAATGACCTAGCCCTAACAAGTGACCGATTTCGTGTGCGCATACACCCCTGAATAAAATTCCGTTTTCACCAGAGTCGGGTAATATCCAACTTTCTGCTTCGTCATACATATTCCAAAGCTGTCCGTTATACTTCGTACTGCTAGGGAGTTGCGCCCAAGCTAGAGTATTGCCAGCTCTACCAAAACCCATTCTCTTTCTATTGCTAAAACCTATAATGATATCAGCAGCTTCCCAATCGTTTGCTTGCGCAAAAGAAACATTAGTTACTGCCGTCCAAGAGTCAAATGATTCTTTGATCTCGTTCAGCCATACTTTTTCATCGTTCCAGTCTTGGTCTAAATTGTTGACAAAATAAGTCAAGTTGTGATAACCCCACTTATTAGGTTTCAAAAGTTTTTGATCTTGTTCCGCCTGTGATGGTAGAGCGCATTTCACTCCGTTATTGCTTGGTAAGATTAAACCATCAAGACATCTATTGTAAATTTCCATCCCCGTTTTAAATCCAAAACTAACGCCAAACATAGCTAAGATGCTTGACTTCAATAATTTGCGACGATGCATAAAGCACCCCCTTACTGTAACTTATTATCAATCCTTTCTAAAATGTCAGCAATCCTTCTTTGATCCGATACAACTTTTGTCATAATGTGCTGCATATCACGCTGAATTTCTGCCAAACTTCTTGGTACATAAATTAGGGGAACGCCATCGGGGTCTGACTTTGAACTGAGTTCATACAGGCGTAATAGCATTGCCCTTTCTTCGTCTGTGAGTACAGAGCGTTTTGGTGTGGATCTAGTGACAACTAGTTCGATTACTTTGCCTAAAGCCATAACCACCGCTACCACTGCGGCTAAAGCTGGTGCTGAGAGGAGTGTATCTGACATATAACGAGTACCTCATAAAAAAACGGGAACGCACTACACCAGAGTACGTTCCCGTCCTAAAATCTTTAGTTTATTTAACTATCTAAATTTTATCCTTTTCTCCTGTCTAGCATTATCCTGTGATTGCACTATAATCCATCATGTTTTCGCTTCCTGTGCCGTCGCCACTTGTAGAAGCGCCGTCATAGTCTACGAAGTTGTGTAGGATTATAAACTCACCCGGAATGGCACGAGCGCCACCAGCCGGTTGAGCAGAGTCATCAATGTTACCACTTCCACGGATATTCTTATAGTTAGAAGCGGTTCCACGGTTAGTGATGCCAGCTTTGGCTGTACCATCGCTTTGAAGCAATCCGCCACCAAAGATATCGAATACTTGAGTTGCCCAAGTACCCTTTTGGTAGGTTTTTGTCTTCGGATGGATATTGCCAAGCTTTCTGCCGTAATCGGAAGAAGGATAGGCTAACCAATCGCTAGTAGCAGCCTTGCCAGCTAACAAACTAGGAACATAGTTCATGATAAAACCGGTATCGGTTTTTGATCTAGACGCTCTAGCTGGAGTAAAAGCAAAACTTCCACCGGAAACAAGTGCTGCTTGAATTCCGGGGTTGTGGGCGCTTCCAGTAATTGTTGTCATCCTTGAGCCAGAGTCTTGAATACCCTTTTGTAGGTCAAGAACACTCTTGCTCGTAATCTGACGATCATTACCGGAAACAGTACCAGCTCCAGCAATAACTCCTCCGTTATTGTCTTTAGAGCCACCAGCAGCTAAGGCGGCTTGTGAATGTGTACTAACAGTCATAATAGCCTCCTTTAGCCTGTGATAGAACTATAGTTCATCAAGTTACTACTTCCAGCACCAGCGCCACTGACATCGCCAGTAGTGTAGTCTGTGAAGTTCGTGAGAATGATAAATTCACCCGCAGTAGTCTTAGAGGTTACAGCGCTATCAACAGATTGCGTTGCACCACCAGCGGTGAGCGGATCAATAAAGTTA